CTTGGGTCCACCGTGGGAATCTGGGTCGGGGACGAGGTTGTTGAGTATCCTAAAAGCTTCCTAGCTCAGATGTTCATGCGTATGTCACCAGACATGGCGCGTGCTTATATGTCTACGAACCCTGGTAATCCATACTGCTATCTCAAAGCAGATGTAATGGACAGCCCGGCATTCCAAGACGACCTTGAGATAATTCACTTCAGCTTAGATGACAATCCCAACGTCAGTAAACGAGCCAAAGCTGCGATCATTGCATCACAGACTGGTGTGTTTAAGCTTCGTTATATTGATGGGTTGTGGGTCGTTGCTGAAGGCTCGATCTATCGGGATAGCTGGGATGCTAAGCTTAACACATGCACAAATGCCACTGAGCCTGTCGGGCTGCGCAATCCAGGCGGTCATGTCGATCATTGGTACTCCATCGATGCTGGTGTGTCTCACGTTCAGTCGCATATTGAGTATTATGATGATGGCGATGTCATCTATGCTACACGTGAACAACGCTGGGACAGTGTCAAAGAAATGCGGGTCAAGACAGACGGCCAGTATGCAGATGACCTTGAAGCATTCGGAGCAATGGGCTGTGAAGTAAGAATACCGCCCGAAGCTGCGAGTCTTAAAGCTGAGCTCATTATGCGCGGCTTTTGGATCGTTGAAGCGGATAATGCAGTAAGTGAAGGCATTCACTCTGTCAGCACAATGCTACATAAGCGAAAGCTGATCATCAATAAAGAAGGCTGTCCTGAACTTGCTAAACGTGTACCGACTTATGCCTGGGATGCCTCAGCTGCTAAGCTAGGACTTGAAAAGCCGCTCAAAGTAGAAGATGATGACTGTGATTCACTTCGCTATGGGATTCACCAGAAGGTGCCTCGCTGGCGGCTTACAGGAGGCTAAGGGCGCGTGTTTCCTTGCCTAAGTACCAAGAAATTCCGTGTGGAGTCACCAGGCTCCACCATTCATACTTGTAGGAGTGCCACAAAATGGACACAGCACAAACCGCTGCAGCTCAGATACTGCATGAAGAGCCGATCATGATCACCATCGATGCCCAAGAGATCGGGGCCTGCTGGAAAAACAAGCTGACGCCTACTGCCTTTAATCAGTTTCTGCTTGAAAACTTCAAAGCCGCAGGCGCCCCAGTCGAGGGCGTCATTAACTTGAAGCTGGCTCGTGGAAAGGTCTGCAAGATGAAGTCACATCCTCGAGGTCCGGGGTTCTTTGGTTATCTCTGGCTAAGTGATGAAGCTTGGTCCATGGTCGACACATATGGACGCGAGACCGGACTAACAGCTCATGCGAGCGGGATGGAAAACTAAAATGGCAGACTACGTGTACAGTTTGAAGGACCTCGAAGATACTCTGCATAATGCCGAGAAATCCTTCAAAGAGCACGCTGATAAGTTCAAAGGTAAGTTTGAAGGGACACAGCGCTGGCGAGCTATGTACGATCATATTGCGGCACTCAAGAAAGAGATAGCCGCTAAAAAGGCAAAGGCTACCGACCGCGCCCAATTACACCGCGGTGCATTTGCTAAAGATTCCCAGGTAGCCTCTTGGGAGACTATGGGTGGCAGTTCTGCCTATGTCGATAGAACAAATAAAGCGTATCCAATTCTAGCTGACGTGTTTAGAGGCGACCACAATGATGAGTGGGTGGCGTATATTCACGGCAGAGGCTTGAAGCTTACAAAAACTTTTCCTACAGAAGCTGCAGCAAAGCAATTTGTAGAGACTAAGCTCCAGTCGCGTGCCAAAGACTCTTCCCAGTCCCTCGGCCGCAGAGCAAGGTTGCACAAAGCGCTTGATTGCGTGTTGGACGGGAAGGCTAAGAAGTAAATGGAAGACGCTTATTTAGCTACGAAGCTCAGTGACGCCCTGTTCGCTCTTGAAACTTTGGTAGAGCATGTGAATGCTTTGGACCGACTGCCGCGTCAGTTTCATCGCGATGATTGGACTGCAGCTGAGCTGATGCAGTCCGCAGCAGAGTGGAGAGAATACTGTGCGCCATCTCAAAGGCACCTTCGGACCGACTGAGCGCCTCCAGAAGTCCTACGAGCAAGCTATCCGCAAAATCTCCGGTAAAGTGCTCGCCCCACAGATGCCTGAAGAGACTCTGGAGCAGTGGCTAGCCCGGCTGCAAGCAAGGTCCCAAGAGCAAGACATCCAAGAGGCCAGTGAGTCGCTTGCTACAAAGATGGTTCATTGGGTCAATGTAGGCAACAGGCAGACTTGGAGACAAGCTGCCGCTTTGTCTCAGCGGTCACGCATGCTGCATCGTCTGCTTGCTAAAGAGATGGAAGGCCAGACTGGTTTGCGAGTGCAGCAACTTATTGCAGAGAATGCCAAGTATATCTCATCAGTCTCCACTGAAGCCGCAGAGCATCTAGTCCATGAGGTACGAGCAGCACAGCAGAATGGAGCACGTGCTGGTACCGTGGCGAAGATGATGCGTGCAAGGTTCCCAGCGTTGATTCGGTCTAGAGTGCATCTTATAGCAAGGACCGAGTCTGCAAAAGCGTCAGCTGCTTTAACTCAAGCTCGATCAGAAGCATTGAACATTGAGTTCTATAAGTGGGTCACTTCAGAAGACGGCCGAGTGCGCGGCAGTCATGCTCACATGAATGACGTCATAGTGCCTTGGAACGACGTGCCTAATCCAGACCACTTAGCTGGAGTCAAGTCGACGCTCGGTGCTGGACATGCTGGAGAGTTTCCAAACTGCCGGTGCACTTCTATGCCGGTACTCGACTTTGACGATCTCACGTTTCCATGCCGCGTCTACCATCAAGGTGCCATTCATCAAATGAACAAGCAACAGTTCATTAAACAATTTGCCGCCCATCAAGCGGCTTAACCAACATCCAGGAGAGACAGTCCCATGCGCAAAGCAATTCTCACGTTCCTGGCAGCCTCGCTCATGGCGCTGCCCGTCCTCGTTTCTGCCCAGGTTCCCACTTACAGCTACACTGCTGATGCGGGCATGACTATGTTCACGTTGCAGTCTGCAAAGGCCACAGCCACTAGTGCCGCAGTTCGTTCGCCCTTGCAGTCCAGCTATGGATACCTCAACGTTACCATGGCGGGCATTACCGGTTCGCCTTCTGGTTGCGCATTTGCCGAAGCATTCCAGGCGAACAACTCCACGACTGTTGGGAGCACTCAAGCGACTGTTGCGTTTACGCCTTCTAACGGCGTTCAGTCTTTGCTGCTTGCGCCTACCGTGCTGGCTGCTGATCAGATCGTCATTACTTACTCTTGCTCTACGTATCCGACTGCTGGCACCATCAGTGTAACTATGTCGCCTGTGGATTCGTTCGTTGCGACTCAGTCGATTGCTGGCGACCCCTGCAAAAATCCAAATGTGCAGACTTCGAGTGTAGTTATCAATATCTCTAGTACTGGTACTACGCAACTAGTTGCACCAGTTGCTGGTAAGGCAGTTTATGTGTGCCAAGTCACGGCATCAGGTGGCTCTGCGGCAACGGCTACACTTGAATACGGCACAGGTAGTAACTGTGGAACTGGGACTACAACGCTAACAGGCGCTTTGGCACTTAATGCTACACAGCCCGTCAGTATGGGCTGGGGCGGAGCAGTAGTTACTGCGCCAGCTGGTAATGCTTTGTGTTTGCTAGCAGGTGGCACTGTCACAACTGCGCAAGGCGTATTGAGCTACGTTCAACAGTAAAGGAGTTTTACAATGCTTAGGCGCAGAAGTCTACACCTCGACCGCTCTGCGCCTAAACAAGTTCATATAAGCAAGGGCGACGTGATCTATGTCAATGGTTATGAACTTGACGGCGACATCCTTGCAGAGATTATAGCACCTAAAGCAAAGAAACGTCTTTTATGGGCATTTATCAAGAGTGCTGATGGAACAAAGATTCAGCCTGTGTGCTATAGCGAAGAAAAAGTAATATGGCTCAGTGAAGAAGATCAAATCAGGAAGGCTGGCGATGAATAGGCAACAGCGCAAACGTACTAAAGCCAATCTGACTGAGAATGCTCTTGGATTACAGCAGCGTGTAACGTTCGACACTGCCCATGCAATG